CCCTGTGGTATATTTACCAAAGCAATACCTTTGACATTATTGACACTGCCAAAGCACATAGGCCAGGCAACACCAACTAAGTCTGTGGGTATATTGGTAACAATTCCTTCCTCAGCAGAGAAACCAGCCTCAGTTAGACTGACGGCCGTAATGATATCAAGTGAGACTGTTCTATCACCTTCTGACCAAACTATATTACTTGTAATTTGTCCTTCAAAAAGAACAAACATTTCATTCAAAGGTAAATTAGCATTATCAAACCACTGATAGATTTTAGCTGGGCGAGCATGAATATTATGATGGTCTATAATATCTTTAATACTACCATCTATATCTGACAACTTCAAACTTATAGCTTGGCTCTGGCCTTGATTATCTAATTTAACAATACTTTCCAAGGTGCCTATCTCAAGAATAGCACCGAGGATAGTTCTCTCAACGCTCTCACCTGGAACAGTACCTACTATTTCTTTATCAGCATAATAGTACGTTGCCCCATTAGCAACCCACTGTATTGCCAATATATTAACAGGCTCTACACCTAAGCGACGTTCTAGTACAGCCTGCACTACTGGTGAAAGTGTTTTCATAAATCTTATTACCTAAGAGACTGTCTCGAATTGCAGAGTAATGCTGTTACTAATGACACCTGGCTGTTGTGCTGTTGCGGCTGGCGTTGTGATGATTACTTTTAACTGAGTGCCTTCATAATCCAGTAGCCCTATCTCATCCCCTACTGACACCTCAATAAAGCTAAGGAGGTCTTTCTTCTGTGTCTCAGATAAATTAAGGAACGTAAAATTCAATCTACGTGCCAGTGGCCAGTTTTCATCACGAAATATATGTAAGGTGTTCCCTCTTGACCGACGGTTAATACGTCTGGCTTCAAGTGTATCTGTGTCCCCAAACTCAGGTGATGGTAACTCAAGAGTGAGTATAGGGGTTGTGTATGGATATGTCAGCAGGACGTGCCCAGGCTTAGGAACGGGAGAAGGACAAGTCTCATGTATAAATGAGATAGAGTGCGTAAGAGGTAAGAGGTTACTGAGCACTGGACTAGAAATAAATTCAACAGACACTACGTCTGTTAAAGGAATACCTTGCGTCCCACCCTTGAACGCATTCCACCCTAGTGCTTCATCAGTTAAAACAATATCAGGTCCAATAACATCTGCTAATTTTATATTATTTTCAAGAGTTTCAATAAAGACAATAGTGTCATGGGCTGCACATGAAGAAAAAATTAAAGATAAAGTTTGGGTTAATTCTAAAGTATTTGTAGCAGATTCTATTAGTATTGCATGAGAAACAAGAATTTCACTATAGGCATAAGGATCACCTGGATCACCTTGTAAGTATCCATATATGCCAAGTGGCATATTCATGGTAAGATTACCACTGCTCCACATGGCTCCAGCCATGTCAGCGGCATCTACAACAGCCCACTGTGTGTCAAATTCCTCACCACCAGAAATAGGTTCTAACCAGAATTCATCATCAAGACGCATCCACAATGGAAATTCAGTAGCACCAAAAAGATCATAAGTAGTAGTTATATTTCGTAATGTATATGTTCCAGAACAATCTGGTATAAGTGGGTCACTCCCCTCATTAAGTGTTATATAAATAATATCAGGAGGTATTTCAGTTTCAGGTGGAGGTACATATAAAGCAATTTGTGCTACAGTAAAATCACCACTGTAGTATAGGCCAATTGTACAGGATAATGGTGTATTTATACCATCTCCAAACCAATCATCCGCCCCATTAGTTATTTTCCAATATGTTCCTGAACCATCTACAAAAGCAGGTGCAAGCCAATAGAGACTATCTTCACGTTCCCAGTACGTGAAGATAGTCTCACCAAAACCTGGCCAAGTCCGTGATATACCTTGAATATAAGTACCAACACAGGCTGGACTACCGTCATTCGCTGATATGGTTAAATTACTCATAGATACTTACCACTGGGATTGGTAAAATTAACATTAGTATTGATAAATTAACACTAAGATATTGTTACTAGCAGCTAACCGTATACGTGACCTTAAGTTGGTCACCATTAGTCACGGCTACATCGGCAGCAAACAAAGCTGTGGACCATAGAGTACCAGTCGTTCCAGACTTTGTATCTTCCGATGTAACAAAGATACCTTTAACAGTACCAGAACCAGTAATGTTAAAAGTAGCTGCAGCGGCATTGGTTATAGATTGACTAGCGGCATCACCCTGCCCCCAGGCAACACGATTCCCTTCATTATAACTTGTAAATTCAATCCACCCAGCATGACTAGCCATTGTGTCACCAGCCGCTAGGGCTGAGTAACTAGCTAGACTAATGAGTCCAATACACCAGTCTGCTTGAACAACGGCCGCGCCATTACTGAACATCACCTCCAATAAGAGATTTTTACCTACATTGGTTATACCATTGACTAAGTCATAAGTGCCCTTGAGGTTGCCCTCGGCATCATAATGTTCAACTTGAAATTTACCCTTAAGGTTCCGAAGACTTTCGATCAATTCTGCAAAATCCGACTTCATTTGGTATGCTCCTACCAAGTGTTTGATCGTAACCAACATCAACTACAACTTCACTAATTAAAGGCACCACTTCTTGTGGAGAAACACGTTCTGAAACACTCTCCTTTCTAATGAGTTGAACGCCAACTTTCTGACCAAGATTTAGTGCCTCCTTCATAGCCGTATAGTTCCCCTTCTAATTTCCCGACGGAGTTTCTCACCTATTTCACGGACAGTTCGTTCAGATGAATTTCCCCCTTCAACCGAAACATTTATATCCCCAACATTTGTGGTAACATTACCACCATTATTGTAATTGCGTGTTCCTGCGTTCATGGCTATCAATTGTGGCATGAACTGGCGTGATGCCATACGATTCATTACTACTTCATCAGCAGCTAAGTATGCTGGAATAGTGTCACTGGCGATTCCCCCACCTGCAAACCGTTTGGCTATGTATCCACCCACCCATTGTGATTGTGGTTGTGCTGCCTGAGTTTGTTTGAATCTTGTTACTGCATCAGTTGCTGTGTTAATAGCTGACACCATTTCTTGCCATTTAATAACTGTATTACCTACAATGCTCGCCATAGGGTCCATAGTAGATAATAATGTACGCATATTATTGGCAGTAATAAGTGGTGCATCCTTCATTGTTTGCAGTGGTATCTGAAGTTGTTGCAATAAGTTGCGGTTTTCCTCGGTGTAACTATTAAGAAAGTTCATAGACTCAGCCGTCTCTCTAACAGCCTCATGTATTTTGGTACTTTCAATACGCGTACCTCGGTACAAATTAAGTTCAGCACGAAGTTTTTCAATTTGTTGTTGCCAGTCTTGTGAGGGCCAATCTCCACCAGCCTTTTCAAAAGCCTTATTAACTTTATCAAATTCCTGAACGGCTTTATCTAATTCTTTGCGTTGTGCATCCGTTGCATTAGTCCCGGCCTGTTTTAAGATATTAAATTGTTCTGTCAATTTTTTTAGAGCATGGTATTCTTTATCCCACGCCGTTGCATCTTCAGCGGACCCAAAAATTTGTATACGTTTTATTGCAGCAAACCCCCCAAAGAGTTCACTTAATTTTGTAGACATTGCAGACATAGTTCCAAGTGTTTCTCGCTCCAAAGCATCAGTTTTGGCTGCGGCCTGCGAATACTCTTGGTACTTTGTCGTTAAATCCGCTAGCTTTTGTGCTTTAGCTTCAAGTAGTGGGACTAAATTTTTCTGAGTAGATAAATTTTGATTAGTTAGATCAATGTCTTTATTTAATCGTGCATCATAATTTTTTAATGTATCAATAAATCTGTTATAGACATTATCCAAACGATACATACCATCAACAGTATATTGTAGAACAGTATTACCTGGTGCTGTATTAGCATAATCATTTATTGTCATCAACTTATTTTTTAGGTCTCCGGCTCGACCATAAGCCTTCTCCATTTGAGAAATAAGTTTGGTTATTTCCTTATCATCAACCCCCTTAGCAATAGCCTGTTGTAAATTGGTAACCAACTCTACCATTTCTTTATAAATCATTTTCTCCCGTGTTAAAGGAGATACTCTTTTAACATCTAATTCAAAAATTTTATCCCGAAGATTTATTTGACGTTGTTGTAGTAACTCTAACTCATACAAATTGGCTTTCTGTTGTGCAATAGCTTGTAACCATGCTTGTGTTGAACTTTGAGCCGCATTAACATTAGCTTGTACTCTACTAGCGGCAACCTGGGTCTCAATAGATGAAATGGCTTCTGCTGCCTGACGTTCCGCAGAAACTCGATCATCAATACCTTCTTTTATAGTTCTATTAAATTGTTTTATTACAGCATCCGCTGCAAGATACCCCCCAACAAGTGCCATCAATACAACATTAGGGTTAACGCCTAGTGTTGCTGTTGCCGCTGCCCTTTGTGCATTTGCATTTTGTACCTTAGCCGCCGTATTTATTTCGGTTAAAGCCGTATTTGCCGCAACTTCGGCCGAAGTTACTTTAAGTATACGAGCAAACTGACCTAATAAGATTACAGACTCAGCAAGAGGAATAAGAACTCTAGAACCAATTACCCAAACAGCAAGAGCCTTGCCAAAAAAGATTGCATCATCAACAGCAACCTTAATTATTTTTGAAAAACCACCTAAGTTTGCATTTATTGCAGCCATGGAGTCAATAAATTCTGTACCAAATCCAATTGTAAAAATATTTTTTATACGTTCCCACTCAACCCTCATTTGATAGCCAGTATTTTGCTGCATTATTTTCATTGCTTCGTCAGCAGTCTTTGCCCCATTACCAATTTGTAGTAATGAGTCTTTTACTAAATCTAAATTAGCTGCAATACCTGTTGCACCTACAATAGCACGTATATTATTAAAAGTTTCCCCCATTTCATTTATAATACCCTTACCTTTATTAGCAGCATCTAATAATTTTTCAAAAATTCCAACAAAACCATATGTCTTAACAGCAACCTCACCAGTTTCAACCCCCCACTCCCTAAAAAGTTTCTTCATTTCATCCGTTGGTTTTATGAGTTTCATCATAATACCACGTAACTCGGTCATTGCAACAGCAGGTTGAATACCGAGTCTTGTTAAAACTACCAAGGATGCAAATACATCATCCATAGCTACACCAAGTTGACTGGCAACTGCTGTAACTGTCCCTATAGATAGTCCAATTTGATCAAGACGTAATCTACCTAACTCAACTGTTTTGAACAATTTATCTGACACCATTCTAGCACTATCTGCACTTAAATGGTATGAGTTCAAAACACCAGTAAGAGCCTGTACAGCATTATCAGCACTTGCAACTGTAATAACAGATAGTCTTAGAGCCTCATTAAGAAATGTCGTTGATTCAGCACCATGTGCAATTTGATTAGATATTGCTTGATACTGGGCCTCTGCAACTTTTAATGCAGATACCCCAAAAGCATCCGACAGACCACGAACTTGAGCCGTCCAAGCCGCTGTACTCTGTTGATTTTGTTGTGATAATGTTTGTATTTCCCCGATTCTCAATAAAAATTCTGCAGCCGATGTTACCCCACCTTGAAACCCTCTAATAATCATTCCTATGGTTCTGGAAATTGCAGAACCAATCATTATTCGCTCTATACTACCCCACGAGAGCGACAATCTATCTGCGGCCCCAGCAGCAGATATAGTGTTTTTGGAGATATTATTTATTGCTACATTATATTGGCCAGCGGCAGATGACGTTTGACTCATACTTTGATTTAGACTATTATTTGCATTTGTAGCGGCATTTAATTGATTGGTTAAAGTAGCAATTTGATTGCCACCTTGAACCTGAATATTAAGAATAGTAGTTGTTCCCATTATCGCACACTCACTACTTGTACACTAATGTAAGGTTCAATACCAGGAATATATTTCGGTAGTTCTAAATCAACATAATTTTTGAAGGCTTCAATACCTTTGTTAATATAATCCCAAGGTGGATTACTTGGCATATTCATCCAAACTGGGGCGGGATAAATATCATTCCAAAGCATATATGGTAAATCATTAGAAAATGCAAATGTAAAAGTTATCCCACTACTCAATATAACAGATTTAGGTATTTCAAAAAAAGTTTGTCCATACTTTTGAGCACCATAGTAACCCAAATCATACTTTGTACCTTGTATAATTGTACCAGTTTCTACTTTTCTTTTTGCTCGTGCATTTATAGGACTAGTATACGGATTACTAACGTCAAATCGGCGTAACACTCTTGTCAAAGGTTCAAAAGTTCCTTTTGCCGCACCTGTATAAATAGGAACATTTTTAAGAACTTCTTTTACCCATTCTGCCGCAGCCGCTCTAAGCTGTGTTGCCATTGCATCTATAAAAACTTGTGTAAATATACCTTGTTGAAGTTTGAGTATAGCTGTTTTACTTCCCTTATACGTTATCATTTGGAATTACACTTTCTTCATACTGTCTTATTTGCTCGTATGCTAACAGTTGAGCTTTAGACCACGATGCTAAATCTTCAAAATTATAATTTATACCTGGCGGCAAAATAGAAAATCGTTCACAAGCACGCCATACAAGGTAACTGTATGTTCTTCCCTCTGGTAAATTTACCCGTGTACCAGAGCCTGACCTCGCAAAAAATCATCACGTGCAGCCATAATCATTGCATCATCAAGACTATTAGCTTTACTTACACTAGTTATAAGTCGCATTATTTCAAGTTCTGTCAAACCAGAACTTAATAACTCATCCCTATACTTACACCAAGTATCAGGTTTTATTAAATCAACTATTTCCCACTCTAAATCGGGGGTTGATGATAAAGATGCAATTATAACGTAATCAGATCGCATCTGACTATACTCTTGAAGTTTCTCAATATACTTTGGGTTCTGTAAATCAGGTTGTTTTACTCCACCTGGAAGAATTTTTTCAGGTGGCTTTGGTAATTTTACTAATTTTTCAAATTGGTCAAAATTAGGTATTGCCTCTGCAATAAAGAATATATTTCCAGATGGACGTATAATTGGTATAACTTCCGAGTTTCTACCTTCAATTTTCTTACCGCGAATTTTCATAGTATCTCCAACTTGTATTGTATCCCCTTGGGTGGATACAAGTTACTAAATAGCAAGACGTGCCAGTGTAGCTTGCTTACGATTACAGCGACCCTTTGCACTAACAGAGCCTTTTTTAAGATCATGGTCAAGGGTTTCTTTGTAGTATTCCTCAAACGTCACAATCTCATTATCAACTCCAGAGCAGTCAGGATCATTTACAACTTCCATATCAACACAGTACGGTTGGCATTGATCATTAGCAGTTGAGACCCATGCGGAGGCAGCACCTTCCTTACAAAGTACCTCTTCAATAGTTGGGGTTAAAGCACCATCTTCTGACGCCAACCAATCCCAAAGGAAGTCCATCGTGACATCCATTGGGGTATCTTCACCAAGTCTAACCGTGTCCATAATTCCACGATCAAGGGTGAAGTCAACTTTTCTATGTTCGGTATAACTAAGGTTTCCATCCCCTATCTTAATTGTCAAACTTTTTTGACCACTCAGATATTGTTTCGCTTGAACCGCAACAATACCTGAACCAGCACCTTCAGGTGTAGCTGTTACAAGGGCGGCAGCCGCTGCCAAATTATTTATTGCAGCAACAACTAATGCAGCCGTTGAAGTTATTCCAGAGGAATAAGCAAGTGTGACTACAATATCCCGTCCAGTAACAGCAACACTTAATACACCACTTGTCCCCGGATTAACAAACGTACATGAAATTCGTTTGCTTCCATCGTGACGACTCTTAGATGTCAAAATAACATCTGAGAGAGAATTAGCACTATTGAGTGTCAAGGTTGGAGTAGTTCCATCCCAGAGTCTAATAGTGGCATTTCTAAGATCAATCTGAGCCATTTTTTACTCCAAAGCTATACGAGTCTTGGTTGCCTTCTTTCGATTACAGCGGCCTTTGGTACTTACAGACCCCTTCTTAAGGTCATGATCCAAAGACTCATAGTAATATTCCTCCAGCATTATAACTTCATCCGTTACACCTACACAATTTGGTGCATTTACCAATTCAATGTCAACACAATATGGTTGGCATTGATCGTCAGCCGATGAAACCCAATCATCAGCCGGACCAAGTTGTTTTAAGGTTTCTTCTATAGTAGGGGTCGTTGCCCCACTTTCTGAAGATAACCAGTCCCATAACAGATCAAGAGTTACGTCCATAGGTGTATCTTCACCATTTCGGACGGTATTCATCACCCCACGATCAAGAGTGAAGTCAACTTTACTATGCTCGGTATATGACAGATTTCCATCACCTATCTTAACCGTAACACTGTTTGCACCTTCAAGATAGTCCTTAGCCATCGCATCAACAACACCGGCACCCGTGCCAGCAGCCACAGCCGTAATAAGTGCCGATGCATCTGCATTTGCAACTATAGCAGCAACAATTTCTATTGCTGTTGAAACCACTGTTGGTGCCGCAGTTGATGGTGCAGCAGTTGTCGGGGCTCCAGTTGTCGGGGCTCCAGTTGTCGGGGCTCCAGTTGTTGGGGCTCCAGTTGTCGGGGCTCCAGTTGTCGGGGCTCCAGTTGTCGGGGCTCTAGTTGCTCCAGAACCATATTCGAGTGTCACTACAATATCTAAATCAGTGACCGCGACAGCTAATGGACCATCAACACCTGGATCAACAATTGTAACTGATATTTTTTTACTGCCTAAGTGGCGACTTTTAGCAGTAAAAGTTAAATCAGCATTATCTGCTTGACTTTCAAAAATTAGGGTAGGAAGTGTCCCATCCCAAATTTTGATAGTAGCCTCTCGAAGATCAATTTGAGTCATCGTTAAATACTCCTGAGTCCTCCAGTGTTAATCTGTAATGTCCTTCAATGGTTGCTTGAGTTAATCTGGTATCTTGACGAACGATACCAAAATTATTCACCTCAACCATTTTACCTTTCATACTGTGTTCATCGTGCAATCTTAAGCACTCTATAAAAGATTGGTCGTCTAATGGACCTATACCATACCTATATACTGGTATTGTAAATGTGAAACCTCTAACAAAAACCCCCATAACATCTTGCATTTTATAATAACTAGTTGGGTCTAAATGTGATTGTATAAGTACATTTATATCATAAATTAAGATCATAATACCTTTTTGTGGGATTTCTATCAGTGGTCCATCAACTCTTATCTCTGCAAAATTAGTTTCATCCCCAGTATCACGTTCTGCACCTTCAAGATACAGTTTTAAGCCACTCTTGTAATCATCAAAATGGGTTGCAATAGACGCATGAACCCATCGAAGTATATTTGGGTCAATATAGTTGGGATGTAATCCTACACCAGCTTGCTGAGTAAATGAAACACTTTCACTCTTAGATCGAGTTGTCATGTCTTACTCCACGGTATCTTGTAGAGTTACATCTTCTTCAATTTGTCGTGATAAGACTGAAAATTCATCAGACTCCAAACTTTCATAAAGTGAAAGTTTGTCACTAACAGCATAAGTAAAATGGTCTATATAAGCCTGAGCACTATCTTCTAACACTAAAACATTTATAGTGGAATTGATAGTTATATCAAATTCTCCACGTAAAGTTTTAACACTCAAGACATAGGCTGCTAAATTATCTGAGAACTCATAAATTTGGTATTGCTTGCTACCAATAGATATATACTGGTCATTAGTTATTATATAATTAGATGGTAAATCTCTCTTATCTATAATTATTTTTCGTTCAGATGGATCAAAATACCCACCTGTTGTAAAGTCTTTATTTGCAGATATAAAAGCTAAGTCATATACAAACATGCGGTAGTCACGAGTCTGCATGACTATCGCATGTTTGATAGCAATACTAACTAAAGTACAAGTTTTTGCACCAGTTTTAGTGTCTACAGTTGGGTTTTCTCTTTTGTATAGACGTATAGGAGTAGCAAATCTACGCTTCAACCTATACAAAGTTCTACGCATTCCAAGAAAACTATGCAACATGTAGCACCCAGTATGAAGGCAATCTAGAATTGCAGATTCTAGATTTTGATAACTTAACCAAGCATCACGGCACCGAGGGCGGTATCCAGCACTGCGATTCCGCAAAGTAAGTCAACCGTGACCAAAACACCTTGCTTAACCCCATCATACGTAACAGTAACACGGATAGCAATTCCGTCCGCTTGCTGCGTAGACGAAATAGCCAAACCAGCAGGAGCCGCCGCTAGTGGTCGCACTACCAAGGCTAATGCGTTCTTATGGAATGCAAAGTTATAGTCACCTTGAGGTCCAACATTGACAATATCCGTATCTGCCAACGCAACATCTAACGGGCGATCAAGAGTAATACCAATAGTATTACCACCACTGTTGGTTACTGCAATAACGCAATACTTAGGACTACCAGTTTGCAACACGTTGGGTGTGCCAGCCGTGGCAAAAGAAACCATCGAACCAACTTCAATGGCTCCAGTAATACCATGAACAACAATTTCCTTGGAGTACCCAATTAAGTAACCTGCCCCAAGATTAATATCAGCATTTTTGAAGAAGGTAACAGCTATGTCAGTAGCCACTGCACGCTTCAAACCTGGCGTAAAGGTGACATCAACATCATCAGTTGACAGATTGGCGGTAGCCGTAACCTGATGAGGAATAAGATCGGTTCCAACAAAGAACCAATTACCCACTGCAATATCACGGCCACCCTTAGCTCCACCAGTACCATCCATGTGCATAGCAACAGCACCAACAGCATAACCAGCCGTCAGATCAACCGCCACACCAGTAAGGGCTAAAGAGTTGGTAATAGATGGAGTATTTTGGCACATGAAGTTATCAAATTGGAACTTCCGCCCCAAACTAGCTTCACGTAATGCCGTACCATTGTCACCAACCTTATCAGCATTAACAAACCAATCGAGTTTCAAAGCCTCAGCGTCCGTGTTGGGCGTCATAATCATATTACGCCCAGCTTCGTATGCTTTGTTAATATTCATACGCTTCCGCGTATCAAGCATGTAACCCTTAACCGTTGAATCGGTAAGAGCACCAACACCACCTTCGGCATTGCCAAGGAATTGGTAGACTTGACCAAGAACAATTTGGTCAATGGCTGTTGCTAACGACTGCACAGCCGGCAGTAAATATTCATTTCGTAACTGCAAGAAACTCTTGCTCTCCTCACCATCCCTAATCATAAAGGACGTGTGAATATGTTGATTCAGCGTGACCGGGATGTTCGTGGCAACCGCATCTTGCACAGTCACATCGTCGGTATTTGTCTTGCGTTTTGCAGTGAATGCAGTCGGCTTTCGCGTATTAACCACATCACCAAACTTTGCAATCTCGTTCTGAAAATCACGGTGAATAAGACTTGCCGCAACAATATTTTCCCTTAAAAGGAGGATCGACTCATTCGCCCAAATTTCAGGAATAAAAGCGTCAAGGCTATTGGCATAAGCCAAACGAAAAGACTTCATTGAAAACTCCTAAAGTTTTAGTTATGATCTTGAAGGTAAATTCAGATCGGGGTGTTCTTTCCGCCACTTAGCGTAAGCTCCCAGGTCTTTCAAGGCAGTAACAGATGGACTTATTCCACTACCACCTGCACCAGAACCACTATGCCCACCTAATCCGCCAGTTGCATCACTTTGAAAAAGATTACCAAAACGTTGTGGCAATTCCTTCATACGCTTAACAGTTTGCTGCGGGGTCAGGTCTAAGACAATAGGTTTGCCATTGCTATCCACATCATTAAATTTAACAATGGGTGCATAGTCACCTGTAGGTTTGCCATCTTCACCAATCACAGGTTGCAAGCTAGTGACGGTTCCCAAGATAGCAACAAGTTGCTCAGGACTAACAGCTTTACCCTCTACTGCTGCATCCGTCAACGAACGTTGAACCGTAGCAGTAGAGTAACGATTCCGCCAAGATTCTGCTTCATTCTTCAACTTGGCTTTTTCTTCCTCGGTTAATTTTACCAATTTGGCTTGCTCTTTCTTAGCAATTTCCTCCTTGGTCATAAATTGTTCTTGAAGTTGGTTAATACGTCCTTCCAACTCTTCTTTTTGTTGAGTTGTTAAATTAGATTGCTCTTTAAGAGTTTCCAACTCTGAAACAAGTTGTTGATTTTGCTGAGCCAACTTGCGTCGGTTATCAGCCATCATCTTATTCAGTTGATCCTGCGTAAAAGTTAGGGTTTTAGGATCACCTCCCCCTTCGGCAGCCTTTGCTGCGGCCTCGGCAGTTTTAGCAGCCTCGTCATCAGTAGCATTGTCATACACTAAGTGCCAATACGTTTTCATTGTACCAACTCCTAAGAAACCCTACTTAAGATAATTTGCCTTGGATCATTTAGGTAAGGTTTTAAGTAATCCCAAGCAATAATACTGGGGATACCCGCTCTTAAATGATCGTGAAACATGGCGTCGTCGTAGGTTGTACGCACACCAGAAAAGGCATCACTTACAATGCCAAGACCTAACGCTTCCTGCTCCATGTCAATACCATCTAGTAGTGCTAAGGCTATTTCATAGCAAGCACATTCAATATCAACTGGAACAGTTAAATCCAGACCCCGTGGAAATTGCGACTCTTGTATAGAGTCGTATTTCTCTCCAGCAAAATTTAACCTATCAATGGTTCGGGTTGCCATCTTTAGGGCTTTTTCTCTATCACTAATAATAGCAGTATCCCAAGCCTGGGTATTAAGACGTTCCCCAAAATAAGTTTCAGCTTTTACTATAGTTCCATAGTAATCCATTAGAATATCCTAATACCTTCAAATTCAAGGTTGACTTCAATACGGTCCCCAATAGGACCCCATTTCCCGGCTGCTGTGTATTCCACTGGATTTGTGATTATTTGTACTTTCCAGATTTCACCTTTCCAATTTTGCAACTTTATAAAGGCCGCATTGTACTGGGTGGTGAAGGCTTTTAGTTCATCGCCTTTACGTTCATTTAATTGGAAAGTATATTTTAACCGTCGATTCTTGGTTCGTTTGACAAATGAATAAGCTGTATTATCCATTGCCTTTCGTATTACGGCATCCACCATTGTACTCTCGCCATCATCCAAAAGTGGATTTGGTAAAATTACCGCAGTAGCAGGAGCATCGTATGGGGCTTGCAAAAGCATGTATAGGCGTTCATTAAGAACAAGCCCTAATGCGTTTTGACTTAGTGATAATGTTTGCTCAAACTCCTTAGATACAGTATCAATAATACTTGCTGCATCAGTTATACTTAAAGTATCTGTGATAATTTTACCAACTGTTGTAGTTTTTATAACGGTAGTAGTATCAATAAGAACGAGTGCTGATGTTGCCGTTCTACTTAGATTAAAACCAAGGATTACAATATCTGAAACTGTAAAAGAATCACTTATTGAACGAGGTATTTCGTGTAACCAGTAGGCTACATGCTGCATAAGTAAGTCGGAGCCACTTAACCAATGTAATATAGGCTTATGAGCTTTTATTTTTACACTGACTGTACTAACAAGTGTAAGGGTTGATGTAACAACTTTAGTATTAGTTTTTTCTAACCCTACAGTCTGTACAAATATAACAGTATTACCAGCAAACTTTATACGTGAACCTAATGCTTCATCTGTTACAGTTAGTGTATTATCAGTTGGTAAATTTAATATAAAGTTAACTAGTAACAAATCCGTTATAACTACTGTATCATCTGTAAGTTGTACATCATTAAATATACGACCAACTACTTCATCAAAAACAATCTCACTTGAGGTTAAAAATTGTAAAGTATAATTTAATCCTATATCATCTTCTAAAGGCAATTCAC